GTTCAAGCAATTGAAAAAGGTCGTAAATTAACTGAAGAAGTTCCAGCAGGTGAAGAAACTAAAAAGGAGGAAGAAAGTATGGATAATGAACAAAGAGCATTACAACTAGAAGAAACTGAAATGAGAGCATTTGGCAATTACGTAAAAAATGTAATTGAAGAAAGAACAGATGTTAATTTAACAATGGGTAACAATGGAGCTATTGTACCTCAAACTGTTGCTAACAAAATTATATCTAAAGCTTATGATATGTCACCAGTACTAGAAAAGGCTACAAGATATAACACTAAAGGGAAATTAGAAATTCCTGTATATGGAGCAGATGGAAGTAATGATATCCAAATGGCTTATGCAACTGAATTTACAGAATTAGAAAGTAAGATTGGTAAGTTTACATCAGTTGAATTAACTGGTTTCTTATCAGGAGTATTAGCTAAATTAAGTAACTCATTAATTAACAACACTGATATTGATATTGCTAATAAAGTTATTGATTTAATGTCAGAAGCAGTATCAAGATTTATGGAGGGTGAAGCACTTAAAGGAACTACCGATAAAGTTACTGGTTGTTCAGGAGTAACATTAAATGTTACTACAGCTTCAGCTACAGCCATTACTGGTGATGAATTAATTTCAGTAAAAAATAAAGTTAAAAAACTATTTAGAAAAAATTCAATTTGGGTTATGAGTAATGATACTTTAACTGCTATTGAAAAATTAAAAGATGAAAATGGTAGATATTTATTTACTGAAGATTTAACTGGTGAATTTGATGGTAAAATTATTGGTTATCCAGTATTCGTTTCAGACAATATGGATGAAATTGAAGCTGGCAAAGTTGCAATCTTATTTGGTGATTTTAGTGGTTTAGCTCTTAAACAAACAAGTGAATTAGAACTTCAAGTTTTAAGAGAAAAATATGCTACACAACACGCAACAGGAATTGTTGCTTGGACTGAATTTGACTGTAAAATTGAACACGCTCAAAAAATTGCTAAATTAACAGTTAAAACAGCTTAATAAAGGAGGAATAGAACTATGTATTTAGTAAATACAGGGTTTAGTGGAGTAATATCAGCTCATAAAGGTCAAGTTATCGAAATAAAAGATAAAAAGATAGCAGATGACCTTGTTGGAGCAGGATATATTCAACCGTACTCTGAAAAAGATAAAAATGTATCTGAAATAAAGAAAGAAAACGAAGCTCTAATTAAAGAGAATGAAACGTTAAAGGCTGAAATTGAAGCATTAAAGGTTGAATTAACAAATGTTGGTTCAACTGAAGATAACAGTCAACCAGTAGTAGATGAAAATCAACCAACTGTTGACCCATTAGATGATAAATCTACAGAAGATGTAGATAATAATGGTTCTGAAGATACTGACAAATCATTAAAAGCTGATAAAAAATCAGCAAAAGCTTAAGTAATATAAGTTGTTCAGGCAAAACTCCCCTAACTAAAAAGGAGGTAAAAAATGATTACTAAAGTTAGTGAAATAACAACGCAAAAAATTGCAGATTATATTAAACTTGTTAATGCTTCCGATGGGGAGCTGAACGAGTTAGCTACATATTTAAACGTTGCTCAAAATTTTATTAAAAATTATACTGGATTAACAGATGAAACGATAGACGACTATAGCGATTTGGTTATAGTCGTTTATGTTTTATGTCAAGATATGTACGACAATAGAAGCTATTATGTTGATACTAATAATCTTAATAAAGTAGTTGAAACTATACTTGGAATGCACTGTGTGAATTTATTATGAAGCCAAAAAATGCAGGTAAATATAATAGAAAAATACAAATAGTTTCTTTAACAGATAATCCCAAAGATAGCGATGGTTTTAAACCTGAACCTACTGAAGTATTAGTATTAGAAACTTGGGCAAGTGTAAAAACTACAAAAGGTTATACTTTAATTCAAAATAATAGTGACTTTGAAAAGGCATATACCAATTTTACTATAAGATATCCTAACGTTGAAATAACTAGGGATATGTTTGTAAAATATGATGGCAAAACTTATTCAATAGAATATCGGAACAATATAGATGAAGAAAATGTTGAGCTAGAAATTCAAGCAAAGGTAGTTGTTAAATAATGGCTAGTTTTCAATCAGAATTGCCTAATGATTTATTAAAACAATTTGACGAGTTGGCAGTCACTACTCCCAAAATGATGGATGAAATGGTATTAGCAGGTGCTGAAGTTTCTTTAAATAATGTTAAGAAAAATATGAAAAGAGTATTTAAAGATACAAAAGAATTAGAGAAGTGTTTATATATTTCAAAAAATTATAAGACACCATCTGATGATGGAACAAATCGTAAAGTATTCGTATATGGATATTTTACAGATGAGAGAGGCAAAAAAGCACCAGCTCCATTAGTTGTTTTAGCTAGAGAATATGGCACTAAAAGTGGGGAACTAAAAAAACCATTTTTTAGAAAGTCTTTTAAAAAAGATGAAATTGATAAAGCTATGACTGAAGTACAGGAAAAATTTCTACCAAAGGAGTAATGAAATGAATAGTGAAATAGAAACAATTTTTAACAATTTTATTGTTGATGATGTTCAAATACCAATAGATTTTGCAGAATATACAGGTAGTGCCACAACGTATTTGACATATATAAGTATTACTGATGACCCAGCACTTGCTGGTGATGATGAAATACTAACAAGTGTAATACAGTATGATATTGATATTTTTACTAAAGGCAATTATTTAAATATATTAAAAAGTATAAAAACGTTAATGAAAAATAATGGTTGGATGTGGATGGGTGATAGTCCTGATATGTTTGAAAAAGACACAGGCTATTTTCATAAAACAGCAACCTTTGGGAAAGAAAGGAGTGTTATTTAAATGGCACAAATAGGATTAAAATACGCAAAATATTCACCAATAGACGCAGAGGGTGATTACACAGGTTCTAAAATTCTAGGAAAAATTATAGCTAATAAACCTAATGTCAATGTCGCTGAAGCAAAATTATATGCAAACGATGTTGTAGCAGAAAGTGTAAGTGAAGTTGTTGGAGGAACTATAGAAGTTCAACTAACAGAAATAACTGCACCAACATATGCTGAAGTATTAGGACACGCTTATAATGAAACTACAAAAGAAGTAGTTAGAAATAGTAACGATGTAGCTCCATACTGTGGCTTTGGTAGAGTTATTGTGAAAATGGTTGATAATGCTAAAAAATATAAAGCAGAGTTTTTAACTAAAGTAAAATTTAAAGAGAGCTTAACCGAAGAAAAAACAAAGGGTGAAAGTATTGAATTTGGAACACCTACACTAAATGCTGATTTCTTTGTTGAAGAAGATGGTACTTGGAGTAGAGCTAATGAGTTTGATACCTTGACAGAAGCTCAAACATATTTAGATGGTCTTATGGCAGTACCAACACCATAATTCAAAGAAATAAACTAACAAAGGTGAGAATTAAAAGGCTCACCTTTATTTTTATATGGAGGGAAAATAATGAAAGAAAAAATAACATATTTAGAATATAACACTGTTAAATATCCAATGATTTTTACTCTAAATGTAATGGAAACAATACAAGAAGAGTATGGTTCGCTTGATAAATGGATGGATTTAATTAAAGAAGATGAACCAAGTATTAAAGCGTTAAAATTTGGTTTAGGTGCAATGATTAATGAGGGTATAGAAATTGAAAACGAAACAGCAGAAACACCATCTAAATCGGTTGATTTAAAAAAGGTAGGCAGAATTATAACAGAACTAGGTTTAAACAACGTTGCTACTAAAATTGGTGAAAACGTTGTTGCTTCAACAAAAGTTGATGATACATCAAAAAACGCATAATCCACGAGGAAGAAGAAACGCTAATTGACTTCTCGTGGATATTATTTATAGGTAAATGTTTATTAGGATTTAGCGAAAAAGAAATAAAACATATGACTTTTAAAAAATTTAGTAAGTTGTATGACCACTATAAAAATAATTATGACTTTCAGCTAAAGGAAGTTACTTATAGAGATTTAAGTGAAAAAATACAAGAAAACGAAGAATGGATACCTGATAAATATTCTTAGGAAAGGAGGGATAATATGGCATTTGGTGGTGCAGTAAAATTAACTGGTGAAAGTGAATATAAGAAAGCATTAGGTTCTATAACCGATGGATTAAAAGTTATGTCTAGTGAAATGCAAATAGTAACTGCTGAATATGGTTCAAATGATAAATCAGTTGCTGGTTTAACTGCAAAAAATAAAGTCTTAACAGACCAAATGGATAAACAAAAAGAAAAGGTAAATTACCTTGCAAGTGCATTAAGTGACGCAAAAAAGGAAACAGGTGATAATTCTTCAACAACTCAAAAGTGGCAAATAGAACTAAATAAAGCCGCAGCAGAGTTAAT